GATAGCCACGCCGTTACAGAATAAGGCAATAGTCGGGACAGTAGTGGCGTATGCAACGGTCGTATTGAACGTAACAGCTTGGATCATTGATCCAGCAGGCAGCACCGCAAGCAACGTGGCCGCAGTAATATCCGTATACAGGATAGCCTTCGATTGCATTACAGGCGTTGCACCCATATTGCGCATAGTACCAGCAGTGGCACCCGTAGTGTCTTTAACGGTGCCGAGCAGCCAGGGGCCTAAACGGGAAGCGATACCCATGATTTTCCTCAATTTGCACCTACTGTCCCTGAGGGAGGTCTGACCAAGAAACAGTCAGTAGGCTTTGGGGGTCTTGGTACGCGGAGAGTACCACCAGCTACAGTAATGCGTCAAGCAAAAATAAAAAAGCCCTCCGAAGAGGGCTTTAATACTGCTGTGTTATTACGCCGAACCGGGCGAACCATAGATACCCAGCGGATCGCTGACGCCAAAGCTGTAACGCTCACGGGCCTTGTAGCGAATGTTGCCGGTATCAAAGTCACCATCACTCGACGTAGCCAGCGGCGTACGAACAAAGTGCTTCAGACCGTTGGGCACATCGGTGGTCAGATACCAGCCGTTGTTGTCGGTCAAGAAGTGGTTGACCGTGTAGCCTTCGGGGATCGAACCGTTGTTCTTGATGGCGTTGATATCGTTGTCGGTCGTGCCAACACGCAGCGACGTTTCCAACAGACGAGTAGAGACGAACATCAGAGCAGGCGGGACAATCAGCTTCTTCGGCTTAGCTGCAATCAGCAGACCACGTTCATCCGTCCATGCAGCAATCTGAATAACCGCAGCTTCAAGAGCCGTTTCATTCAGGTCAGCAGCGACAGCAGGGCGGTTGCTATTGGTGCCACCAGAAACCAGCGGGTGAGCCGTCGAGAACAGCGCAACACCGTCACCGTAAACAGTGCTAGCGTTGAAACCACTGTTAATAACAGCCGCAGCCTTGACTTGCTTGGTGTAAGCCATACCACGGGCCAGGGCCTTGGTATAACGAGCCGACAGCGAGTCGTACAGGTTGTCTTCCATCGCCTCTTCGGTGATGGAGAAGCCCAGAGCGATGGTTTCGTGGTTGTATCGAGCGGTCCAAGCTTCTTGACCGTTATCGTACACGATAGCCTGACCTTCGTTCTTCACCGGAGCGGCAGAGAAACCAGACAGCTTAGTTTCCTCTTCAAAACTACGCTCCGAAGTCTCGGTATCGTAGATTTCCTTGTGCTCTTCGCCGTAACGAGCATACTCCAGACCAAACAGGGCGTTAAGGCCCGGCAGGAGTTCCTTCAGTAGTTGTGCGCGAGAAATAGCCATGTTATGTTACTCCTTAGACCACGTTGTAACGGTGGACGCCAAAATTCAGCTTCACCAGCACTTCGGGGGTTTGTTCAAGCATGAGGGTACCGACAACCGTGACCGTAGAAGCCGTCACCGTCAGGGCTTGGGAAGTCGCTGAAGCAACAGTAACCGCAGCCGTAGTGGCCGAACCGGTGAATTGCAACTGGCCATTAACCACGTTAAAAACGTCGGTGCCAATCGGGATGACCTGACCAACAGTCAAACCAGACACCGTTAACGTAGTCGTGCCCGTACCAGAAACATACGCAGCGGGGTAGCTAATTTGCGTATCCGGCACCAGACCCAGAACGCGGAAGCCAGCCGAAGCGGTGTTGGTGGCGGCGCCAACTACACCAGCCGAGGCATTGCCCGTGTTAACCGAGCCGGTTAACGTGGTACAAGCGAGGTTTTGGCCCACCAGAAGAGACGACACCGAACCAATGGTGGCATTACCAGCAGCGGTGGTAGCCGCAACCTTGAAGACCAGATCAGGATCGTCGGCGACGATTGCGGTGATATCCCCAGCAGTTACGTTGCCCGGGTAGTATTGCGCCCACAGACGTTGCTTGGTGGTGGGGTTGGTGTAGTAGCAACCCAGGAACACGCCAACGGTGGTGTTGGTGGTATTCACAGGGTAGGTAGCCAGCACTGCATAACCAGACGACAGCGTAACTAAGTCGCCGTTGTAGATAGGCGTAGCGTAGTTATACGCAATAGCCAGGTTGCGGGTAGACCCCGCAAACACCTGACCACCGATCAAATTGACCGGCTTTAGCCCGTACGGGGCATCAATCACAGGGTAAGCCATTTAAGACTCCTAAAAGTTAAGTGCCTTTGCCAAAAGTCACCTTGCTGCTGCGCTCTTTGAAGAGCGGCATACGAGGATCATTTTCGCGCATGAAGTTGTTGTCAATAGAATTCATCTGATTATCCGCTTGCGATTTGTAGAAAGCGTCACGTTGCTCAGTGAATTCCTTAGGCGTTTTGCAGAGCATGAGTCCACCGATTTCAATACTGTCTGCGTAACGGCCAGAACCGCTACTCATAAGCTGAATTTCCGGGTGCTCAGAAGCCTTTACAGGTTCCCAGCCTTCACGCAATTTAGACGAAATGTTCATAGGGTCATCCGACCCTAATGTACTCACTCGCACCCACCGGAAAGAGTAGCCCTCTTCCGGGTTCGGGTTCGGCAGCAATTGCGGGGGCATCCACTTTTTAGGCCGCTCAAATTTAGCGCGGCTTTCAAGTTCTCGGGTGATGCGTGGTTCAGGCATTCTGTTTCCTCATGTCTTCTGCAACTTGCTTCGCATAAAGTTCCAGCGGAACTCCAAGGCGTTTAGCAATATTTACCTGCGTTTGAGTCAGTACGATTTTTCGGGGCGCTGTACTACGAGTAGCAGGTGCCACAACATTCGACTGTTTACTCACCTTCTTATCTCCAGAGGTATCCGCATCTGAAGACTTGGGCGAAAAGACTTGGCTAACTTCCTTGTCAATTCGGCGGTAATACTCGTCGCTTGTTGGGTTCACTCCTTCATCCATCAAATCCTGATGCACCGCTAAAGCCAGCGCCGTTTTCCGTCGATCAGCCCCAAACCAAGGATTAGCTTCTCGCCATGCTTCGGCTTTGGGGTCAACCTGCGGAGTTCGGGGGGCAGGCTTTGCGGGTTCTGCGTGGGACTGTACTTCAGTCTGTTGAGGTTGTAAAGGGGCTGGCTTGAAGCTGTTGAGTCGATCAGTCTTGATTTTTGCAGTAGTCAGAGCCTCTTGGGCAGCAAGAAGCGCTTCAGAGTCTCCTGCTTCATGCGCAGCTTTATACTGCCGTTTTGCCTCTTCAGTCTCAGCTTCAACAACTTTTTTGGCCTGCTCAAGAAGAGCAGTTTGCCCACGGGTTAGATTACCGTGTAGTTGCTTATTTTCTTCAATTGCCTTTTGGGCAATACGAATAGCTTCGTCTTTTTCACGTAGCGCGGCTTCCTTAGCGCGACGTTCTTCATGGTAGCCTTTAGTGAAGTGCTGGATACGCCCACGCACTTTCTCACTGTACCCTTCTAGTTCGTCTTCGGTAACATCGGCAGGTGCCTCAGTCATCGGCTTGCGGTTGCGATCTTCCTCAGGGGTATCGTCCGCTACCTCAATTACAAGCTTTTCTTCTTCGTTGTTTTCATCCTTAACAACAACGTTTTCATCAGGGAATTTAAATTCATTGGCCATTTGCGCTCCTTAAATGCGGCTAAAACCACGGGGGTCTTCTACAACTGCTTCAACGCTATCATCGTTGATAATTCGGAACTCTTGCCCGTGAATCTTCACCCGGGTACCAGTGTTAGGGCGCACCAGCACGAAGTCACCTTCTTTACATGACGGCCCACTAGGGAAGCGGGTCTTATCCGCATACGCGTCAGGACCAAGCTTCAGCACAAACAAAACCGGGGAAAGCAATTCCTCGTAATGTACCGTTTGCCCTGCCTTAACAATCCCACTGGTGTACTCTTTCTCAACATCAGGAAGCGCACACAACAAATGAAACGTAGACGGGATAGGTAGCTGTTTTGGTTTTTCGTCTGCAGCTTGCATTGCTGCTTTAACATGCTCAGGAACTACAATGTCAATCATCACCATTCTCCAAAGTACGCACGAGGTCTTGTATTAGTTGTTGGGTAAAGGAAAGACCCCGGATTTCCCCTACCAACGTTTTGTAATCTTCAAATGTCTTACAGCTACCAGACACTAGCGCAATTTCTACACCCTCTTTGTGGCGAGAAATTTCTTTAAGTACGTCCGTTAGGGCCTGCATTTGGTGTCCTGTTAATTTGTTGAGACTTCATACCCGCTTTTGCAATGTCAGCTTGAATACGCTTATCTCCTTGCCGCTCTTGCGACTGCAGTCTAGCACCTTCTTTCTTAGCGTCGATAGCAATTCTATCTCGCTCAATTTGAAGTTTCTGCTGCGATAAATCGAATTCGCGGTCGCTTTGTTCCTTCTTACGCGCCAGTTCTTGTTCCTTTAATTGCAATTCCTTCATCTGCATTTGCATGTTAGGATCTTGCGCTTGTTGCTGTGCTTGTTGCTGTTGCGCTTGTTGTTGATTACTTTGCAGCAACTGCTGCGACGCTTGAGCAATAAGTTGCGACAACTGTGCTTCAACTTTCGGGTCTAAGTTGGCATCAGGCGGCGGCAGTGGTACACCAAGCTGTTGTTCGACTTTAGCGCGATAGTTAAAAGCTAAGTGTTCCGCGATATGCGCCATGACAGAACCCTGCATCTGCTGTGCCATCGGACTTTGCCCAATTAGCTGCATCACAGTAGGGTCTTGCATTAGCGCCATGTGGGTGGCGATATGCGCGTCATGGTCCTGAGTGATAAAGGCTTTGGTCGGTTTGCCAGTCAGGAAAGACATGTTTTCACTGATGGGGTCACGCGGTTTCTGGTCTTCATTACCGGGGATCAGTTTGTCGATGTTCTTAATACCCAGCACTTCGAGCATCTGACGGTGCAACTCAGGCAGGTCATAAATCTGCGGTGCGCCTTGCGCTAATTGAATAGCCGCTTGGTACTGCATGATCCGCTGCGCCATCGTAGCAGCGTTGGGGTCACTGACGGGAATTACTTCTGAAGTAGCGTAGTCTGACTGCTTGGCCCTACGTCCAGCGTTAGTCGGATCGTATGTGTACTCTTCCGGGGTGTTCTCTTCAATGATCTTTTTGAGGAGTTTAAACTCCATGCGCAGCGATGCATGAACCCGCGCCTGCACCGCAGACATAGTTTTAAGCGTGCGCTCTAACAGTGCCAACGTAGTCCCGACAGGTGCCTGCGCACTCATGTCAGAAATGTTCATGTCACTAATAGCCCCTAACCGCCGTCCTTCCTCAGTAATCTGGTTCAGTAAGGCAAGCAAGGTCTGGGAAGGCTCCTTGTATGGGAGCGGCATGATATTGTCGCGCACGGTCCCGCTAGGCACGTCTACGTCGCGGAATTCGCCCGGGGCAATTGGGGTGTCGTCTCCCTTGATCCGCAGACCGCGGCTTTTCAGACCACCCGGCAGATTGCTCAGCGATCCTGCATCCACCAACTGACGAATAAGAGAAGTGCCAGCGCGAGCATACCCGCCAATAAGGTGGACAAGGCCCAAACCATAAGCGCCAAAACCAGGGATATAAGTGTACTGGACAAAGTGCTGCCTCTTCTGTTTACGCGTGTCTTCTTCATCCCAGTTACGGTAGATAGACAAAACCTTCGTAGAGCCACGTTCAATAGTTACAATGTACGGACGATCAATTTCGTCTTCGTCTTCGTCGCCAGGAATCGTGTAGTCAAGATGCAGTTCCAAGATTTGGTAGCGGTCGTCATCCGACAACGTATACCCTTGCTCTTCTGCTTTCTTTTTCTCTACGTCAGTAAAAAACCGTACGGGGTCACCTAACTCTACGTCGCGATAAAACCCTGCTACTTGCAGTTTCTTAACGTCATTCTTGGTCTTACGCATAACGTGCGTAACGCGCTCAGCGTTATACACACTACTCGCGCCGTAGGGCATCACCAAGTCTTCGGGCGGCAGAAAGATAGCGGTTTGCCGCTCCAGCGCCGGATCAAAATACACCTTCTTGAACGCCGCACCCGCAAGCCCCAGCGTGTACAGCATGCGCTCATGCTCATGCCGGTACTCGATCATCACTTCAGTAAGCTGGTAATTCATGTCATCGCGGACACGTTCTGCAGCTTCTTCCTTGAGCTTATCAATAGCACCGACAATTTGGGTCTTTACCGGCCCCTGTGCAGGGAACGTCTCGGTAATCATTTCCGCTTGGAAGCGAATACCCGCCTCAGTCAGCAGCGTTGAATAGACACCACACGCGCCAGCCCAGGGTTCGGTACGTTCTTCGTACTTCATCCCAAGCACTTCAAGACCCTTAACAAACGTATCAACCCAGTCTTTACGACTGTTGATATCTGCTTCAACGAGGTCGATAAGTTCGCCCGACAGTTTGCTTAGCTCTGACTCATCCATATCCTCCGCTAAGTTCTTACCAAAGCTTTCTTCTACTTCTTCCTCATCTTCATCTTCCTCTTCGCCCTCAAGGATGATCTCGATAACAGGTTCATTGGAATCAGGCCCTGTCGGAATGCTACCGATACCCTGCATAGGATTAAACGGAACCATCGCCTTGTCAATATTGGTAGCCATTACTTTACTTTCAGAGTTGCACGGTTAGTATTGGGGTTGTACTTGAACGCTTCTGGTGGACGCGATTGTTTCTTAGCTGCCCGATCCAAAGCGCGTTCTTCTGCAGTCATGCTGTTCCTGACCTTACCAGCAGCAGTAAGATTACCTTTAGCATCAACGTGGCCCCGCTTTTGCAAAATGCCCATAGCGGTATCCCTAGAGCCTACTTGTGCTGTCAGCCTATCAATTAGCTGTCCAGCGCCCATAAACTTCTGTGTAGCCATATACCGCCTTTCAATAGTAAGCTGCTCTACGAGCGCTCTTAAAATAGTGTATATCATCTGGTTGGTCAGTTGGGAGGGTAATAAACCCACCTTGCCTAAACCTAGCCAGCGCCATACTTGTTACGTCAACCATGTCATCATGGCTACCATAAGGGAACGATACGCACTGTTCAATTAGCTCTTCAGCCCAGCGCCGTCCCTCAGGGTACCACACCATACCACTGCGTAGGATATCCGCAACAGCATTCACACGGGCAATCTTATCCCCAGTACTTTTAGTTGGTGTGAACTCCTGCACTGGAATCCCCATACGCCGAAGCTCCTGATACAACTGTGTACCCGCGGACTTCTTTTCCACGATAAGTGAGTCAGGTTCCCATTCTTTATACTCTCGCATCGCAAGGTCTTTTAGTTCTGGGAACTCTACTCGCACGTTGATGCTAAAGGTAATCTTACTGCTGCTGGTAAGGTCAGGAACAGCATGACTGCAGAAGAACGCGCTTTGGATCGGGCGGCTAAGAAAC